AATTAGTATAAATACATTAAAGGATAATTAATATGGCAGCACCAAACAGTAAAATAACATTAATTGATCATTGTTTAAGATCACTGGGTGCACCTGTAATCGAAATCAATGTAGATGACGATCAGGTTGATGATAGAGTAGACGAAGCTCTTCAGTTTTATCAAGCATATCATTCAGACGCAGTTGAAAAAGTTTACTTAAAACATGAAGTTAGTAATTCACAATTAACATTAAGCGCATCAGTTGCTAGTAATTTCACAATAGGTGAGATAATTACTGGATCAACATCCGGTGCAAAAGCTTTAGTCCATTCTGTATCAGGTAATAAAATTACATATAATGTATTAGTAGATTGGAGTAAGACATTTCAAAATGAATCAATTACAGGCGCGGACTCGAGTGCGAGCGCGACGGTTACTTCTGTTACTAAAGGCGATATGGAAAATGGATATATTACAATACCAGAATTAGTTACGGATGTGTTAGAGGTATTTCCTATTAAAGAAGCGGTTTCATCTACTAATATGTTTGACATTAAATACCAAATGCATTTAAATGATATCTATTCATTAGGATTTTTAGGTTCTTTAACCGAATATGTTATGACACAACAGTGGTTATCTTTATTAGATATGGTAATAGATGATGGTAAGAAACATTTAAGCTTTGATAAACACAAAGATCAATTAAGAATCGATATGGATTGGGCAAAAGAAGTTATACCAGGTGAATATATTATCGTACATTGTAATAGAGTAATCGACCCAAATACTTACACAGAAGTTTATAATGATTACTTTCTAAAGAAATACGCAACGGCTCTCATTAAAAGACAATGGGGAACAAACCTATTAAAATTTGAAGGAATGGTTATGCCAGGTGGCGTAACGTTTAACGGTCGACAATTGTTTGATGATGCAAACGAAGAAATAACAAAATTAGAGGAAGAGTGTAGATTAAATTGGGAAGAACCAGTAGATTTCTATACAGGATAAACCATGCCAAGATCAGTTTTCTTTTCACAGGCGGTTAAATCAGAACAAAATCTTTACGAAGATTTAGTTATTGAAAGCCTAAAAATATTCGGACAGGATGTATATTATATTCCTCGAACATTAGTGAATAGGGATAACGTATTAAATGAAGATCCAGCATCTAAATTTGACGATGCATATTTAATAGAAGCTTATTTAGAAAACGTAGATGGATTTGAAGGACAAGGGGATTTATATTCTAAATTCGGTTTAGAAATACGAGACGAAGCAACATTTGTACTTTCTAGAAGACAGTGGGAAAAGATTGTTGGTATATTTTCAAGTGATTTAGTTAATCCAAGACCGCAAGAAGGTGATGTTATATTCCTTCCAATGACCAATTCATTCTTTGAAATATCTTATGTTGAAGATGATTCACCATTCTATCAGTTATCTAACTTACCAGTATATAGACTTAACTGTTCGCTATTTGAATATTCAGACGAAGATTTCGATACAGGTGTAGAAGACATAGATCTAAAAACTGGGGCATCGGCTTACCAAACAGTTATGGATTTAGCTATTACCGATGGCAATCATTTCCAAATAGGAGAAATGGTTAAACAAACAATTGGTATTACTGCAGCAGGATTAGATATAATTATTAAGGGTGAAGTACAGAATAGAACTAAATCTTCAGATACTATTTCACAGGTTGGGGTTTCAAACATAGAAGTTCTTAATAGCGATGGAGTTGCTAAAGAGTTTATAGTTTCTACTAGTAACCCAATGATTGGAGAAACATCAGACTTTACAGCTTATGTAACTAAGGTATACGGAATAAACGACGTAACTGAAACATTTGATACAGATGGCGGAGCACAAAATGTTGACTTCGAAAATTTTGCTGATGACTTTATTGACTTCAGTGAAACAAATCCATTTGGCGATCCATCGGAGCTTTACTAATGTTTGGTACACATTTCTATCACGCAACAATGCGAAAATCAGTAGCAGTGTTTGGTACATTGTTTAATAACATAAATGTCGTAAGAAAAAAAAGTGATGGATCAATTGTAAACCAGGTTAGAGTTCCTTTAGCATATGGACCTAAACAAAAATTCCTTGCAAGGCTAGATCAAGAAACAGGATTTGATGCTCCAATGGGGATTAAATTACCTCGTATGGCTTTCGAAATAACTTCTTTAGAATTAGATGTAGTACAGAAAGGACAAAAAAGAAACAGAATTATAGAAAACCACGCATCAGACGTAACTAAAAAGAAAACACTACAAAATTATACAGCGTATAATATTGGTATGCAGCTAAACATTTTAGCTAAAAACCAAGACGATGGATTACAAATCGTAGAACAAATACTACCATTTTTTCAACCGGAGTATACTCTTTCTATTAAACCGGTATCTGGATTTGATTTTAAACAGGATGTACCAGTTATATTAACTGGAGTAAATATTGAAGACCAATATGAAGGTAGTTTTGAAGAAAGAAGAATATTAACATATACCTTAGACTTTGTTATGAAAATGAAATTCTATGGACCAACAGTTAATACTGGCGTTATTAGAGAAATCAATCTTGACTTTGAAAACCAAACAACTGGGGAATTCTTCGAAGGATTAAACTATACAGTTCGACCTTCAGATACAGTAGATACACAGGTAGTTACAATAGCGTACGATGAGAACCAATTCGTAGTTGGTGGTGGAGTAGCTAATTATACCGTTAACGTCGAGGCAGTGGGGGTTCAAAGAACATCTGCGTCAACAAGTTCTAACTCTACAGAAATACAGCTAGATAATACATCACAATTACAAATTGGTCATACTATAACTGGAACCGGTATATCAGGAACAGCGCAGATATCTAGTATAGATTCACCAACAAAAATAACTATAAGTTCCTCACAATCAATTGCAAACAATGTAACATTGACGTTTACCGCTAATAAGTATAACTTATTCGGTCAAGTTCAACCAACACTAACTCTATATAGAGGTCAAACATACATCTTTACTCACCCAAGTGCTCATCCATTTAGAATATCAACTGTCTCGGATGGAACACATGTGGCGGGAGGAACTGCTTATACAACTGGAGTGACAACATCTTCTACTACTACAACATTTGTGGTAGGAGAAAATACACCTGAGCAAATGTTCTACTACTGTGGAAACCATGCAAAAATGGGTGGACAATTTACAATATTAACATCTTAATGGATATATTATGGACAAAAAAGACAAGCTACAAAAGTCATTAGAGAAAAATCTTCCTAGTAAAAGACCTCCGGCAGCTAAACTGCAGGACAAAATAGATATTAAGGATGATTATGAATTCTCTAGAAAAACCTATAAAGATTTAATCCAAACTGGAATGTATAGTTTGGATACGCTCGCCGAGCTCGCCCGCGAGAGCGAGCACCCACGTGCGTTCGAAGTATTAAGTAGAGCCATAAAAGACGTAGCAGATACTACAGAAAAGCTTATGGACTTACAAAAAAATAAAAAAGCTTTGAATAAAGAAGAAGAAGAAAAAGAAAAAGAGAGATTAGTTACTAATAATAATCTATTCGTAGGAAGCACAGCAGATTTACAAAAGATGATATTGGATAAAGATTTTATTGATGCAGAGGATTAAAAATAACGAATTCGGGTATCTAGGTAATCCTAATGTAAAACGGGATGGTGTAGTCACAGAATTTAGTAAAGAAGAAATAAGGGAATACATGAAGTGTATGAAAGACCCTGCTTATTTTGCTAAAAAATATGTTAAGATTATATCACTCGATGAAGGATTAGTACCTTTTGATTTGTATCCTTATCAAAAAAAGATGTTTAAACACTTCAATCAGAATAGATTTAGTATAGTGTTAGCATGTAGACAAAGTGGTAAAAGTATATCTAGTGTGGTTTATATCTTATGGTATGCAGTATTTCACCCAGAGAAAACCATAGCTATACTTGCAAACAAAGGTGCGGTAGCCAGAGAAATGTTATCCCGTATTACATTGGCTTTGGAAAACTTACCTTTCTTTTTACAGCCAGGAACAAAGGCTTTAAACAAAGGGTCTATAGAGTTCAGTAATAATTCTAAGATACTAGCAGCGGCAACGTCTGGAAGTTCTATAAGGGGTTTATCCATTAACTTATTGTTCTTAGATGAGTTCGCATTTATTGATGATGATGCTAGATTTTATACATCAACCTATCCGGTGGTATCGGCAGGTAAAGATACACAGATTATAATTTGTTCTACAGCAAATGGAATAGGTAATGTATATCATAAGCTTTGGGAAGGTGCTTCTCAAGGAACAAATGAATATAAGCCTTTCAGAATAGATTGGTGGGATGTACCAGGAAGAAATAAAACTTGGCAAAAACAAACTATAGCGAATACATCGGAATTACAGTTTGAACAAGAGTTTGGTAATACATTCCATGGAAGAGGTAATACACTTATTGATGCTAATTACTTATTAGCTCAACAAAGCGTTGAACCTGAATTTATAAAAGAGAATGCCTGGATATATGAAACTGCATTAGAAGGTCATGAATATATAATGACCGTGGATGTTGCAAAGGGAAGAGGACAAGATTACAGTACGTTTACTGTTATTGATGTTTCAACCGAACCGTTTAGACAAGTAGCTACGTTTAGAGATAACAATATATCTCCAATGTTATTACCTGATATAGTTTATAAGTATGCTAAGTCGTATAATGATGCTTACGTGATTGTAGAAAGTAATGACCAGGGTTCAGTAGTTTGTAATGGATTATATTATGATTTAGAATATGAAAACATGTTTGTAGAATCATCAGTAAAGGCAAATGCAATTGGTGCTACGATGACACGAAGGGTAAAAAGAATAGGTTGTTCTACTATAAAAGATTTAATAGAGCAAGGTAAACTACATATCCAGGATGCTAATACAATTATAGAGATGAGTACATTTGTTTCTGTTGGATCTTCTTTTATGGCTAAAGCACCTAACCATGATGATTTAATGATGAACCTAGTAATGTTTGCTTGGTTTACTTCAACAGATATATTTAGATCATTAACAGATATTGATATGAAAGATATGTTATACAGAGAAAGATTAGCTGCTATACAAGATGACATGCTTCCGGTTGGTTTCTTAGGTGAGAAATCTGAAGAGCATAAATATACTAAAGACTCAGACGGTAATCTCTGGTTCGAACAAGACACTAAATTTACGAATTGGTAATATGAAATTTAAAGAATATATAGATCCTCAACCAATAGAGGAAGCAATAGATACCTCAGACCAGGCTTTAAAAAAGACCTCTGGTTTACATCTTGTTGTGCTCGGTCTAGGAGACGAAGAAGGTACATTTGCAGATGTAATACAAGAAGTAGCTAAAAACAAAAAAATAAAGTATACTCTAATTAACGTAGAAGAAGCTTATATAGCAGATGCGGATTTAGATGTTGGAAATCTTACGTTCCATAATTACGACGGCGAGGATAAAAAGATTACGATTGAGAAAGAAAAGTGTATCGTATTTGTAAGAGCTGGGGCAATACAAACATTAGTTTCCCAGGCTTTAGTATCTACGCTAGGTGCTTATGGATTCTTTCTTATCAATGATTTAGAATCTATGATTTTATGTGATAACAAACTATCAAGCACAATTCTTTTAGATAGGTATGATATTAGTACCCCAAAAACTGCTATGATTAGTAACGTTAAATCTATAGAAATAGCACATAAAAAGATCGGTGGTAAATTCCCAGTTATAATTAAAACCCTTACAGGTACACAAGGTGTGGGGGTTTCTAAAGTAAACGATATGGCTTCGTTAATATCTGTAGCACAATCTCTATGGAAATATGATGCACAGATATTAATACAACAATTCCTAGATATAAAATCAGATATACGTACATTAGTTGTGAATGGTCATATCATAG